GTTGACACCACTTACGTCGCACGGAGGCCCATATCTGCCTAGCAGTTTACCGCGCGAAACACACCCACCTGACTGGTAAACCTTCTCGGGGCTTAGGCGCCGGCTGAGCGGTCCGGACCGCCGCGACGATACTGCCCAGCAATGGTCCTCGTCGCGAAGAGACCATTGGGAGCCACGGGTATAAGTTGCCGTGGTCACAACCTCGTGATTCTGAATGCAGGTCCGCACCGCCCCACGGTACCAGTTCCCTACACCTTTTCGTCCTACACACCGCTTCGGTCAACGGCACGGCTCGGATAACGGGTGGTGCCAAACACCCTCCCCATGCAAGGCAAGGAACGGCTGCGCAGCGAGAAGGGGTGGGTTTAGGCCCCTACACTGCCCCAGATCCGTCAGACGTTAAGCCACAAGTTGGTGTCCCCAGCCCGTCAAGGCTGTTAGGGTGTGAGGGAGAACAGGCTTCGCGGCACTCGTACGGCTGATACAACCATGTAGTAGGCCCGTCATAAAAGCAACCACCGTCTCACAACGCACACCGAGGTGCGGGCACCCAGGCCCTCCCAAACGCTTGCAACCGCCAAACGAAATCCTTTTGCCCCAGGCAAAGACCCCTGCAAGGGTAACCGAAATCCGTACCAACTCCTCGGATTCGGACTACTACGGTTCGGGAGTTGCGTTTTCCCCAAAACCGACTTTCGTCGGTCGCACGCCGGTGGGAAGACCAACAACCAGAACCACGATACCAACTCAGAGCCCCTCTACCACTCCAGCTCGCACTGCGAAGAACCCACCTCGGGGCAGCTACTCCTGTAACGAACAGGAGTACCCCAGAGCATGTCCTCTATCGCCATCTGTTCCTCCGGACTCACGCCAAAAGCCCGGGAAAAAGATGAACGAGCCAGAGCAGTAGGCGCTCTGGCACCAGAACCCAACCGCGAGAGGTCGACACCCAGCCACTCATAATCGGAAACGCCGCGGAGCGTTCCGTCAAATTTGCGCTGCGTGCGCCTCCGAAGATTCTCGGCATAGGCCCAGAGAATCGGCACCCCAGAAGACAGAACACATTCACATAGTGCCACACTGTGCAAGAAACCGACAGCAGTGTGAGGATCGCGCAGATGCTGGTGAGAGGAGGCCCCCTGGCTAAGAACCCGCCTCCAATCACGCACCATCCGCCATCCCCGTTCCGTCTCCACAGGGGCCGAACGCCCAAACCTGACCTCCTCCTCGACACACACCGGCCGCTCCAGAACCATAGAATGGCCCGAAATAAGAGATGCCACCGCAGCGAAGCTCCCGCAAATGCGCGATTTGTGGCTGGCAGGAAAGAAAAGCAGTGCGTTGTCGCCGTCAACTAGAAGGTCCCACGGACAGCCGTAACCGCCCATGACACCCACGACAACAGCCAACATGACAAGGGAGTTACCCATGCCAGTGTTGACATCACCGCTCGCCCTACCTCCAGCGCGCGCGAACTTCAACCCCGATGACGTGACACCCTTATTGGCAAGTTGCTTACCCAAAACGCGCGCGAGATCCCTGTCACCAGAGTACGCATTTAGGTACACAGCGTGTTCTTCACGCAACTGCCAAACGTCCACATGTGCCTCAAAGGCCTTACCGTCCACCTCGAAGACCACGCAATCTGCAAACTGCCGCATTTTGCGGAGTATGAGATTCGCCCTCTCCACCTGATTGAGCCCCTTCGCCACAATCCTGGAGTCTCCGGTAGCCCCAACGTGCCTCGACTTCAGGTAACCCCAAAGCCAGTGTTCAAAAGGCTTAAGCCAAGTTGCGAGGACAAGGTTGTACCTAGGAGATCTGGGAAAAATCAACCTAGGCTTCGCCAACTTCCAAGGCTCGCACTTCTCGGCCTTAACAAACGATTTTAACCTATAGTCAGCAGAACACAGCGGACCATCGGTCATTAACGAATCGAATGCGTCATTGTACCTCCTGCGCATCGCACCTTTATAAGACTGCGCAGTCTCCAGGTAGCCCTGTCTTTCGCCGGGATATCGAGAGGCAACCCTGCGCAGCATCTTAAATGCTGCCAGCACAGGGAGGCGATCCTCAGGATTACTCGACTTGGTGGGGCCGAGAAACCGCATCAACAAGGCAGCGGCTTCATTGTGGTGACACACCCCGTGCACGTACGGCAGCCAAGTTCCAGGCACGCCGGGGGTGTAATAATTGGTCTGCATCTGTCTCTTTGCGTCGGCACAGGGCACGATGTATCCAGGGGTCAGGTGGCCATCATCCCGGGCCTTCAGGGAAGAAGGTCCGACACAATAGCCCTGAGATACAAAGGCCCTGTCCTACGCAAAGGCACCACGAAGCTGCTCCGCCACGCCGGGCAAACCCATCGCGGCCTCCTCCTGGGAAGAGACCAGCGACGCGAGAGCGACCGTCGAGGCGAACCCCTGCTGTACGTCGAACCAGCGTAAACCGGACGACTTGGCCCACTCGAGAGCCTTATACCGCAGAGATTGGAGAAGCAGCAGCCCCCTCTTCCTAAAAGAGGCGTAGCACTGCAGCTCTCCCAACAACTCAGGAAAGATGGTATGACAGCTACCATCTTCAAGCTGGACCGTCAAATGAATGACGTCCTCCTGATCTTCGTGCTTGACTGGTAAGGTGCCTCCCCCGAGCACCTTTACCCCGCGCAGAACCGAGGCCGTGACGGCAGAGGCAACGTTGCAGCGGCCGTCGGAGGGGAGGTCTGGTGTCCACCGCCCTCTCAACAACGCGCCAACAACGCCTCTAACGCCACAGAGCTTGTCTTGCAACCGACAAACCCACCTCGCCCTACGACGAAGTCTGACGTCCGAAGACATCGTGACAGGCTCTTCTGCCACACCGGCTAGGGTGAGATGTGGGGTACCGACCCACGCCTCTATAATCGGCCTCACGCCACCAGACAGCCACCTCTGGTAGACGGGAATTCCTAACAAGGCACCGACACACACAAGCTTGCAAAACTTGAGCGCCGTGCTTAGGAGCTTGGCCCGCTGAGCGGGTTGCAGACCCACCGAATGTTCCAATAATCGGCGGGGGAAGACCTTGC